AGGATTCCTTGAATTAGGGACATCAGAAGCGTGATTCCTGTTTCGATGATTAGCGGAAGCATTTGAACGATTCCATTGATTAGTGTCATCAGTACTTGAATTCCCGCAAGAAGGATTTGTGGCAGCGCTGCGACGATTGCGCCAATTAAAGTTGTGATGACTTTAATTGCGGTAGTCAGGATTTGCGGAAGCGCCGTTCCGATTCCACTGATTAGCGCAGTCAGGATTTGAATGCCCGCTTCAATGAATAAAGGCAGCGCATCCGTCAGCGTTTCAGTGAATGAAGTCACAAGCTGCGTGATAACATTAAGGATTGTCGGAATTTGCGACAGGATTCCGTCCAGTATTCCTACAATGACTTGAATGCCTGCGTCCAGGAACAGCGGTAGATTCGCAAGGAATGTATCAATCATTCCAGTTACGAATTCGACGACTTTGTCCATCAGTTCAGGAACAGTCAAGCCCATTCCGTCAGCGATTGCGCTAATTAGGTTCGTACCGACGATAATCAGGCGCGGAATTCCGCCTAATAACAAGCCGATAAGTGTCGGAATGAATTTTGCCGCGACTTCTGCGATTCCACTGAAGTCCAGGTTCATCGCTTTTGTGAACGCAGTTTGTAGGTTAGTTCCGAAGTTCTTCACCTTGTCTACGACAGTGTCGACGATAGGCGCCACGACTCCCAAGACTTTCCCGAATACTTCGGACGCTTTTGACCAGAACGCCTGAAGCGCAGGAATGACGTCAGTCCTGAAGACTTCAGAAACTGCTTGCGCCGCTTGTTTCAAGAAGCCGAATGTTGCAATCCCAGCAGCTTTAACAGCATTCATAGCTTTTTCAAAGTACGCTTTGAACGTATCCGAACGTTTATATAGCATATAGATGGCGATGCCAAGTGCGATGACAGCAGCGATGACACCGAACACGACGCCTGCGTATGTCATCATCGTTCCGACTGATATCCCGAATACGGTGGCAACAGTTTTAAGCCCTTCAACAAGCATCGGCAAGAAGCCAATGAATACCAGTAGTGCACCGCCCGCGATTGCCATGACAGATGAAATAGCAAGCGCAAAGGCGACGAAACGCTTTTCACCTTCAGTCAGATTGTTGAACCATTCGACAGCGCCCTGGATGACGCGCACCATGAACTTGATTACTGGCAGCAGCGCGTTTCCGATAGATATTGCCGCCGTTTCCAGCGCCCCTTGCAGTTCTTCTAACTGTCCCATTAAGTTATCTAACTGCTTGTTTGCGATTTCTTCCGCTGCTCCGCCCGCATTCCGCAGCTCTTTCGTAAAATCGACTAACGTGTCTTCTCCCGCTTCCATCAGCGTCAGGATTGCTTTCATAGATTCAGCGCCGAAGATTGTACTGATTGCATGCAGCTTCTGCTCGTCTGTCAATTTGCTGGTTGCGGTTGTCAACCGTCCGATGATTTCGTGCAGCGGCAGCATTTTTCCGTTCGCGTCAAACGCATTGAAGCCCAGTTCCTGCATGATTTCCGCGGCTTCTTTTGTCGGGGATGCCAAACGTGTTAAAGACATCGCAAGCGATGTACCAGCCATTGAACCTTGAATTCCCGCGTTACCTAATAAACCAACAGCAGCGGACATTTCTTCCAATTCCATACCTAGTGCGTTCGCTGTCGGCGCAAGATATTTCATCGTTTCGCCCAACATTGATAGGTTAGTATTACTAGACGTAAATGTCTTTGTCAGAACGTCAGCGACGCGTGCTGTTTCGGATGCTTGCAAACCGAAGCCCGACAAGATGTTTGAAGTGATGTCTGCGGTGCTCGCCAGGTCTATCTGCCCCGCAGCAGCCGCGTTCAACAGCCCTGGCATCGCTGCGATGATTTCATTCGTGTCATAGCCAGCCATCGCAAGATATGACATACCTTCTGCGGCTTCACTTGCGCTGAAGACGGTTTTAGCGCCTAATTGTTCCGCAGTCTTTGTAAGTTTTGCAAGTTCGCTGTCCGTCGCGCCAGATAATGCGCCGACGCGTGACATGGCTTTTTCAAAGTCGGCAGTAGTCTTGATAGCCATGCCCAGCCCTGCCGCTGTCGATGTTCCTACTGCCATCATTCCAGCCCCGACGGCTTTTGCCACCCCAGCGGCTTGTTTTTGAACGCTGTCTAACCTGTCGAACGTACTCGAAAAGTTATCAATCGCACTAATGACGAACTGAATGTCAGCCATGCTTTTCCCTTCCTTTCAAATATAAATAAAAAACAACCCCAGCGCCTTGCCGCCAGGGTCATCTTCTTCCGCGCTTTCGTTGCGCTTCTCGTTCTTCCTCTTTGCGTTTCATTTCCCAGAAGACTTTCCAGAACTGTATTTCATTTGCATTGATTCCTTCGTCGAAGTGTTCAATGTGAATGTAGTCCTGCCCTACCAATGGACGCAAAGATTCTGGAACATGTATGCGGGAATAGCGACGACGTTCGCCAGTCAGTTCGCCAACCGTCATGCCATGCGCGTCGGCGATTTCATAAAGCGCGCGCGTCATCGGGTCGGCGGTTAGTCGTTTTTTACTTGCTGTTGCATATCTTCAGTAAGCCCAGACAATTCGAAGATTCTTTTTGCCAGCTGCGCGATTTCTTTGATACTTTTCTTGTTTTCAAAGACAGCCAGGTCAGCTTCTTCGAAGACTTTTTCACCTTCTGGCGTTTCGCATCCGTAAAGAACCGCAAGGATTGTCATGCGGATATGGTCATCTTTCCCCGCCTTCATAACCTTCTTTAAGTCCGCACCAGTCAGCGTTTTAACGGGAATTTCTGTGTCCCATTCTTCCACGTAGACTGTGTCATATTTAACATCATCAGAAGCTAATACTTTTTGACGAATTGCTTTAACATCGAATTTTTTAGCCATTTTTCATTCCCCCGAAGAATTTTAATTTAGATTTTCCCGATTTTTATTGCCAGCCAGGCGGTTCGGGATACCGCTTTTCGCGTGCGCTGCGCTATGCTGGCAAGTTTATTCGCTTTGCGTTATCGCATTACGAGTGTTTACGGCGTGATTGTGCTGCCGTCGATTAGTTCGCCGTCGCCAGTGAATGTGACGGTCGTTTCGATTACGTCGTCATAACTTACGGAGCGTTCCACGTCGATTGATGCCGTTCCACGGAACGCAGGATAAGCGTCATCCGCTTTGTCGTAGAAGTCGATGACGACTTTGTCTGTCAGATATGCGAACCAGAACACGTCCGCGTCGATGCAAGTCGCATCACCTTCCCACGAAAGCATCCCGATTTCATGTGTTTCATAGTCTTGTTGCGCTGCACTTGTGTCGATTTTGTTTGATTCGATAGAGATTGACCATTCGCGCAGTTTCATGAGTTCTACTGGCGTGCCTTGCACGTCCATTGTGACTTTCGCATATTGTCCAGTCTTTACAGCCATCGTGATTTCCTCCTTGTTTTATTATTGAGTGAACGCGCCATTTCTGGCGCGATAAATAACCACAGTGACGTCCAAATATGCACGATGTTTCAGTGTGTCATCTTCCACACTTAACTGATTCATCGGCGTCACGCGGTCAATCTGCATAAAAAAGGCGCCGATAACGACTGGCGTCGTCTGGCGCGTATCATAAAGCGGAATGTCGTCAGCTTGTAGTGCCTGCTTGACGGATTCCGTTATTTGATTTCGTTCGAATTCACTGTTCCCGAAGATTCCGATTTGCAGATGATATTCTTCGCGATAATCATTTCGCGATGCCTCCATACTGAAAATATCCGTCTGCACATCTTCCACCAGGATGAACGGCTTCGGCTTGTTGGACAGATTGACACCGTCATAATGCCAGACGACATCCTGCGCTTCAGGAACAGCAGCTTCCAGATGTTTGATGATTGAATATTGAATATTATTCAGCATTAAACGCTGCCCCCTATTCTTGCGATAGTCTGACGAACGCGTTCACGCAAAGCCGTTCTGGCTGCCCATTGTGCTTTCCTCATGAAGCCCTTTTTAGTTTTGTGTTCGTATTCCTGGCGGCGCGTATATTCGGCAAGTCCGCCCCATGTTCTTGACAGCGGCTTCGTGTCTTGCGGAATGATTTGTATGCCTTCTTTCAGCTTCCCTGTCAGGATAGGCGCAGCATCGCGTGCTTTGTTGATTGTTTCAAGAGTTGTCACTTCTACGTCAATGTCGATTTCCCGCAGCAGCTGTTCCCGTGCTTTTTTAGTGCGACGGATAGCTTCGTCAATGCCACGTACTTCGACGCGTATGCGTAATCCACCGCGACGCGCCATTCTAGCGCACCAGCCTTGCGATGACTTCGAAGCGGTTTGTTTGACCGATGCCGCGCTCATCTATCGCTACGAAGCGGTAAGTCTTGCCCTTATATTCGAAGTCTGTAATATTTGTCAAGTCCGCATCCGCAAAGAAGCTGACCAGAATATCATCTGATTGCAGTTCGATGCCTTCCACAGTCGAACGTTCGCCGCTGCGCAAGCTGTCTATATCCTTCAGAACGACTTCGAATGTCACAGGTTCGGTTGTTTCGATAGGCTCCCCAGTGATAGGATGTTTACCCGATTGTGTGACACGCTGCGCCGTGATTGTGACAGTACGATTCGCAGTGATTTCCAGGCGATTGTCTTTAATGAACTGAATGTCTTCTGGCGTCAGCATTTCGTGTCCCTTCCTTTTGTTTTATTCGTCCGCATCGTCCAGGATGTCGACAAGTTCGATGTCCTCGTTACCGCCTTCGTTGATTGCTTCCATATACTTTGTGAATTCTTCCTGGACGTATTGCGGCGCACCAGGCAACAGGCGCCAGTTCCCAGGTTCAGCGACGAAGAATTCACTATCCATAAATTTTGGACGATTCAAGTCCATCAGCTATTCCCCCCTGCGCGATATTTCGCCATAGCCGCTTCCAGCATTTCACCGAATTGCTTCGCGATACTTCTGGCTTCGTCACCTTTTACGACGTATTCGCTGAAAAGTTCCGCAAACATTTCGGCGCGTTTTGTGCTGCCATATTCGCTGATGTTTTGATGCCACCATTGCAATGGACGCTGTCTGTATTCGTTCCAAAGTTCATCGGCGAACGTCGCAAGCCCAGCATCTTGCAGCAAGTAGTCCACCTGATGACCGAATTCGTGAATAAAGGTACCATAACGGCTTCCAACAGCAGACCATTGTTGCTTCGCGCTTTGTTCTTTGATTCGTTGGAATTCCTGGCTGTCTTTTGCGCGGATTTTGTTCAGCAGCACATAAGTTTCGCGTGTCCCATCTGGCTTCGTGTAATAACCAGCCTGTGCGTTCGTATAGCTACTTGTCTTCGCGCGTTTGACGTATTTGCCGCGCACAATAGCGTCGCGTAGTTCTTTTCTTGCTTGTTCTTCGCCGACATCTTTGATACGTTGCTTCCAGTAGCTGCTTATACTGAAGTTGTGTAAGATAAGGCGCTCGATGTCGTGTTCATACTTCCTGCGGTTCTTTTCTTGAATGGTTCCGATATACGTTATACGTTCCATCATTTCTGGATAACGTTGTTTCATCGTCAACATCGCCCGATTCATTTCCAGCGCATTGCTCAAGTCATAGTCTTTAAAGTCATATTCGATATAGTCGCCGACGTTACGCTTCGCCCATGCGATTGCTTCTTTTGTGTTCTTTACGGAACCTAATGTCGCAATAGGGTCAGCGTCAGGCGTCAGCTGATTGTCTTGCGGCGGCGCTTCTTTTGATTCTTCCGCTGGCATTTGCGGCTGTTGTGAATAGCGCTGCTTCATCCAATCTTCGTCTATGACATAGCGCAAAGTCGCGGTACAGTTCGGATGTGGGTTGAATATTTCCGCATCAGTTGGCTTGTAAACACCAGCGCCTTTGCCGTAGCGGTCTTGACGCGCAAGAATTGAACATCTATGTCTTTCGTGATTTTTATGTCCAGGATTGTCGACGATTTTCAGCATCATCGGAATGTCGGAACGACGTGCTGCGAAAGATGTCGCTACCCGATAAGCAGTATTCCCTTCTGTTATTACCATGCGACGTATTTTCCATGTATCAGTTTCATACACACGGCGCACTTGTGCGATTAGGTTTGTGACTCCTGCGCCTTGTAGAATACCAGAACGGATGACATTATTCAATGCGTCACGCTGTTCGCCTGTTAGCTGCCAGATGCGGTCAGACAGCACCAGCCCATCGGGACTGAAGCGCGTCGATAAATAAACCAGGACATCGCGACTGATTGTGTCGAACTTCATACCTGTGACTACTGCGCTTCCAAGCGATTGTGTTAGTGCTGTTTGCGCACCGTCGACAGCAGCTTGTGCGCTTTCAGATATTACTTGCTTCATGCCTTCCAGCGTTGTTTCACGCATTGCTACTTCGATTTTATCCAGTTCGCGCAAGATTTGCTGGATACGATTCCGCTTTATTGTTCCATCGCTGTCGGCATATTGCAACAACATGTCAGTCAGTTCGTTTCGAACGCGTTCGATTTCACGCAACATAAAAACAATGTGCCGCCGATTCAGCTTTTCGAAGTCCATGACTGCACGTTCCATCAGCACGAACAGCCGCTGCTGGCGTTCTTCTGGCGTCATAAGTCACACCCCCTTCATCGGTCTATGCGTTTAGCATATCTGAAGCGGACATTCTGCGATGCTAGCTTTGAACGTCGCCGTTCGTACTCCTTCAGAAGGCTGTCCGATAGTT